CAAGTGCTTGTCTGACTATAATAAGAAAGCTATTTTAGAATGGCGACAAAGAGTAGGAGAAGAAGAAGCTAATCGTATATCAAGACTAGCTTCAACAAGAGGAACAAAAGTTCATGCCATTTGTGAAAATTATTTAAAGAATAAAATGACACCAATGAAAATGAGTTCTATGATGCCTGATATTAAATCAATGTTTCTACAATTAAAACCAAAACTAGATGAAAATATTGGTGATGTTTATTCACTAGAACAAGCACTTTATTCTGATAAGTTACGATTAGCAGGCCGTGTTGATTGTATTGCAGAATGGAACGGAGAATTATCTGTTATAGATTTTAAGACCTCATCAAAAGAAAAGAATGAAGATTGGATTTTAAACTATTTTATGCAAACAACAGCTTATTCTGAAATGTTTGAAGAACGAACAGGCAGACCAATCAACCAATTAGTTATTGCAATAGCAGTAGCCGAAGGTAATTCACAAGTATTTGTAAAGAAAAAAGACAGATATCAAGACCTTCTACAAGAGTATATTGACAGATACTGGTTAAGTCATTGATTTTATTACATTATTTGTGCTTGACATTTCAGGCATTTTACTGTATCCTATCCTTAAGATAAACAAATACAGAGAATATTATGGCAGTTAAAGTTGAAGAAATTAAAAAACAATCAGTTCACACATATGAAGAAGTTGCTACTGATTTAAAAGTTATGGCAAAAGAAAACAACATTGAAACATTTGATATTTTAGTTGTTATGATGTTAGTTTTATTTCTTTTTACATTCAAAGGTATTGCAAGATTGATTATTAAGTTAATGGGTATTTCAGTTCTAGCAATTGGTACCATACTACTTTTACCTTTATAAATAAACACAACACACAGGAGAATACACACAATGTCAAATATGACACCGTTTGAGATAAGACTTGAGCTGTTAAAAATGGCAAAAGAATTACTCACAGATGATTACTTTAATAATAAAGACCGTATTCAAGGTCAATGGCAAGCAGATTGTGAAATAGCAAAATTCAAAGGTGAGCTTGCACCGAAACAACCCCCATATCCAGACTACCCCACCGAAAAAGATATAATTGAGAAAGCTAAAACTTTAAATGAGTTTGTATCTAATATTTCGGCTCGTGATGAGAAACCATCACGCAGAAAAACATCAGATTAAGGAGTTAATATGACTATTAAATCTTTAACAAAACTTTGTGTAATGATGTTATGCACTTATCTGTTTTTCCTTTTTATTATTAAAGATATGATAACAGATAGACAAAATCACAAAAAAGCATTTGTTGATCCAAACTTTCACCATATGACAGTTGATGCTAGAGATAGTGTAGATTGTTTAGCACAAAATATGTATTTTGAAGCTAGAAGTGAACCTACACTTGGTCAAATAGCTGTTGCTATGGTCACAATCAACAGAGTTAAATCAGAAGATTTTCCTGATAATATTTGTGATGTAGTGGAACAAAGAGTGAAAAGAGTATGCCAGTTTTCTTGGTATTGTCAAAAGAAACCAAAATACATTTATACCAAAAAGCTCTTGACAACAGACAACAATTCGTTGTATAATGATATTCATAGATTAGCATTATTAGTTTATGCTAACTATGATAGACTTAAAGACCCTACACATGGTTCTACTTTTTACCATGCTGATTATGTAAGTCCTAATTGGCCTAATGTTAAAAAAGTCGCAACTATTGGTAGACATATATTTTATATACAGATATGAAAAAAGAACAACTTATGAATATTTTTAAAGGTGACATAGTTACAATAATATGTGCTACTGTTTTCGGACTAGCCTGTATTATTGGTTTATCAACATATCATATTAATGATAGACAACTAATGGCAGACAACATCAACAAAGCAATAGAAAGAGGTATTCAACCTTTGAGTGTTAGATGTTCATATGCTGAAGGTGATGATGCAATATGTTTAGCATTTTCAATAGGTGCTTCTAACAATATGGTGTTTGATGATGAACAAGACAAAAAATAAACAGCCTATGATTTATGAACGAAATCCTAATACAGGTGAAATTCGTGCAAGAGTTGTAGGTGAATATGATAAAACTTATATAATTGGAAAGGTGAAAGATGTTATCAAATCCGAAAGACAAAGAAATACTTAAAAAAGCAATTCAAGAAATTTCTGATTCTATGGTCAGAATGGAAGCTGAGAAAGATTTAATTAGAGAGATAGTTGCTAAGCAATCTAAAGATTTAAAACTATCTAAAAAAGTTATTTCTAAAATGGCAAAAGTATATCACAAAAGAAATTATGATGAAGAAGTTGCAAACCATGAGGAGTTTGACGAGTTATACACATCAGTAATTAAATAGGGAGAAATATGCCAACGAGGGACGAAATGAAAAAGTTTGCTAAAGAGATTGATTCTTTTATAGCAAAAACTGATTACACATATTATGAGGCTATAATTGAATATTGTAAAAAGACAGGTTTAGAAGTAGAAGTAGCTGCTACACTAATAAATGCAAATCTAAAGGCTAAAATCGAGAATGATGCGATTGACCATAATATGTTAAAGGTTAAAGTATCTCGATTGCCTATATGACAGGTTTTGATGCTTATCAATTATACTCAGCTGTAAAACTACATTTTACTAGACCAGCATATGACTTTCACAAATATAATGGCAAGTCTAGTTTAACTTTAAATAATTTTGAAAATAGAAAAGACAAATATCATTTCTACAAATTATCAAGGCGTTATAGTGATAGAGAAACTATGATAAGTTTTTTAGTTTCTAATTTTGTAGAATTAGATAAACCTTGGATAGGTACTTTACTATTAAACGAAGCAGAAGAAAATTATTTTAAGAGAACAAAAGTATTACAGTCTTTAGCATACACATTTGAAAATGATTGTAAAAATGTATTTGAAGATGTAGATAATCCTAATGATGTTTTAAAAACTGATGGAGATTATCCAATACTTTTAAAAAGGTCATTGCATAAAGATATACAAATAGAAACAATATGTATTTTAGATAAACTATTAAACTTTACTAAAATGTGGAATAAAAAGATTATAGATAGTATTAGATGGCCTGATTATTCATTGAAGATAAATAAGTATGCCTCATTTATACCATTTAATAGTGTAAAATATAAACTAATACTAAAAAAAATACTAAATAGATAATATGAAAACACCAAAACAAATTTTTAACGAATCGAGTTTAAGTAGAGTTCATGCTCACACTCAAGGCAGAAACATAGGTATGATTACAGCTCATAGAGGTGAACATACAGCTGCTGAAAATAAACAAAGAAATAAACAGTTAGAACATGACATAAGAAAATCTGGTCATGGTTTTATTAGAGTAAAAGGTCGTTACATTGAAAATCATGGAACACCTAAAGCAAAAGCTGTTGATGAACATTCTTATCTAGTTGTTGGTAAAAAAGGCAACGATAACGGAAAGTTAAAAGGTTTCTTAAAGAAACATGGTGAGAAGTATCAACAAGATTCAATATTACATAAACCACATGATTCAGACCATGCAAGTTTACATGGCACTAAAAAGGGCGGCTGGCCTGGTCATGGTAAAGAACATAAAGTAGGAAAATTTCATCCAAACAGAGCTGGTGAGTTTCACACAGCTATGAGAGGACATAGAACATTTGCTTTTGAAGATACAGAGATTGATAGAAATGAATCTCTAATTACTATAAGTTTTGAAACACCAATTAGTTTTTTCTCAAGGCAAGAAACAGAATTTTAGTTGACAAAACTAAAATATTTTTATATAATGTATAATGTGGACAAATCGTTAATATATCGTTTATACGAAAGGAAATAATATGAGTTCATTCGCAAATATGAAGCGTAATAGTAATTCACTAGATAAGCTTAAAAAGGCAATCGCCGCTACATCTCAACCAACAGATTCAAAAAACTCAAGAGAAGATACTAGATTCTGGAAACCAGAAGTAGACAAAGCTGGTAATGGCATGGCTGTTATTAGATTTCTACCTGCACCAGAAGCAGATGGTGATGAAGGTCTACCATTTGTAAGAGTATTTCATCATGGTTTTCAGGGACCTGGTGGTTGGTTTATTGATAATTGTTTAACGACAATAGATACAGAATGTCCTGTGTGTAAACACAATAGCACATTGTGGAATTCTGGTATCGAAGCCAATAAAGATATTGTTAGAAAACAAAAGAGAAAGTTAAACTTTATTTCTAACATTTATGTTGTATCTGACCCAAGCAATCCCGATAATGAGGGCAAAGTATTCTTATACAAGTATGGTAAAAAGATATTTGACAAGATTACAGAGGCTATGAATCCTCAATTTCCAGATGAGCCAGAGGTCGCTGTCTTTGATATGTGGAAAGGTGCTGACTTTAGATTGAAAATCAGAAATGTTGAAGGTTATCGTAACTACGACAAATCTGTTTTTGATGCTCCATCAGTTCTCTTTGGAGAAGATGATGAGTTGAAAGAGAAAATCTGGAAACAGCAATACTCTTTACAAGAGTTTCTAAACAAGAGTAACTTTAAATCTTATGAACAATTAAAAACTAGACTTGATAAAGTTCTAGGTGTTTCAGAAGAATATGTTGCTCCTGCTACATCAAAAGCTACTGATACAGTTTCTACTGTAAAAGATGATGTTGAGGAAACTATGAATAAGAGTCCTTCAGGTGAAGAAGATTTAGATTATTTTAAATCTTTGGCTGATGCTGACTAAATATATCTGATATACCTCGGTAAGAAGCCCGACCATCTGGTCGGGTTTTTTATTTTATGAAACCACCTATTCTACCATTGTTTTCTGGATAAGAAACATATCTATATTCATCACTTGGTGGTTTTTGATTTTTATCAAATACAGGTATAAAAACTGTATTTTCCCATTGAAAGTCCATATTTTTTCTAAAATGCACTTCTATTAATTTATTACCAATAATCTCACAATTAACCCATTCAAAGTCTTTAAACTCTTTTAATATTTCTGGAAACTCAATACTATACATCATAGCTTCGTAATCATCTATTTCTTCCCACTTTGACCATTTAGTAAATGTATCTTCATTTTTATAACCTTCTACTACTAAAGATACTTTGCCTTTATGATAATCAATAGATAAATGTCGACCTTCAAACCATTCACACCAAAAATGACCTAATGGTAAATGATTTGTTGTATTTTCTATAAACATTTTTTGAGCACCAAGACCTAGACCCATTGCATTAACACATGGTCTAACAATATAGTAACCTGGTTTTGGAACTTCAATACCTGTAGGACCACAAATGTATTTTAGTTTCCTTGATATAATTAATTTATCTAAAGCCCAAAGATGATTGGGATTTGTATTTTGCCAAACTAAATCTTCTAAATCATACACTAAGCTGAAGTTTTCCAAAAGTTTTTCCACCAAGACTTTTTACCAGATTTTTCAGTTTTATTAACATTATTATTTACAGACGCTGATTTAGAATTATCAACAAGAATTACTTTTTTATTGTCTGCAACAACTTCTGAAACAGCATTATTTTTATCTACTTGTATATCTCTTGAAGCTTGATTGATTTGGTCAGCATCTTGTTTTGGTGGTTGCGTTACATCTTCTATTACTTTTTTACCGCTAGATACATCTATTGCTTTACCTTCTGCATCAGCAACTGCTATAGGTTCTCCTGGTTCAATTGGATTATCAGGTGTAGGTAAATCACCTATAGGTTGAATATGCCAGTTTTCTTTATTAACTGGTCTTGTTAAACCAAATTTTTCTAACCAACCTGTAGGATTTGCTTGACTACCAGCTAGTACACTAATACCACCATCACCTTTAGAATTAATATCAATCGCATGACCAGTTCGGTGTCTACTTCCGCTACCACCATATGCTACAGGTAGAGCAACTTTCTTTCTTGCCATTGCTTTTATTTCTTTATCTGATAATTTTGGATTTTCTTTTTTTAGTTGGGCAACTTTTTCATCAAAAAGTTTTGCTTGATACTCATCAGACCTGTAACCTGATGTTACCAATAATTTTTTGCCTGTTTGTCTTAAAAAGGCAGCTCCCATAATAATTAATCGTTTTTCAAATTCAGGTTTAAATCCTTTTAAATTTACACCTTGTTGTTTGTTCATCACATCTGTTAATTTTGTAGCTTTAATAGGTTTTTCTTTTTTAACCTGTTCTTTTTTAATTGGTACAGTTGTTGGAGTTTTTGTAATTTCTTCTTCAGGTAATTGACCTAAAACCTCATTATAAGCATCTAATTGTCCTTGAAGTCTTGCTCTATTTTTATCATTTGTTTCGGTATTCAAACGATTTTGAGTTGCTTTTCGTAATGATTCAAGTTCACTTCTTTTTTTAAGTTTTGCTGTTTTTATAGTGTTTTTATAACTGTTTTTTTTATTATTATTTACCTGTTTTTGTTTTTGTTCATTTTTCTTTTTTATCTTTTCTTCTTCTTGTTTTCTTTTAGCATCAAGTTCTTGTTGAGAAAGTAAAGCTTCTTCTGCATCACGGCCTGATAATACTCTTAATACTTTTTCACCTTTTTCTTTTACAGCCGTAACAGCTTGTTCTATTATTTCTCCACCTTTTTCTTTTACTCGTAGAGCGGCCTGTTTTACCGATTCTTTTATTTCAATAAATTTATTTTTTAAATCAATAATTTTTGCAGTAAGTGCCTCCCAAGCATTTTTTATGTAATCAATACCTTGTTGAAAATACCCAGCTACTATTGCAAACTTTTCAGCAAACCAATTACTCAATTTACTCCATAATTCTTTTGCATATATAATAACTTTTTCTTTAGTTTCTAAAAACTTTTCTTTTATTAGTTCAAACTTTTCACTAAAGAATTCTCCCAAATTTTCAGCAAGTTCATTAAATTTTTTGCTAAGTGTTTCATAGATTTCTTTAGATTTAGTTATAATAAATTCTTTAGCAGATTGATATAAGTCTACAAAGAAATTAATAATTTTTTGTTTTAAACTATCTTTCATAGCAGTTATTAAGACAGCAGGCACAATAATACCAGTAGTTATTAATGTTTTTATTGTTAATACAAACTTTAAAATATTTTGTAAAAATTTTCCTAACTTAGCCATAAAACCAAGTTTTGATACTTTCTTTACAGGTACAGGTTTAATTTTTTCGAGAGCTTTTGCTCTTTCTGTTTCTAATTTTTGTTCAATTAGACCTGCCTTTTTAAATTGTGCATCAGCTTTTTGTGTTGGTGTACCACCTTGTAGTTGGACTAATTTTACAATGTTTTGTCTTGCCACATTTAAATCACGAGCCATACCAGGCAAAGACATAAAGTTTTTTGCAATTATCTTAAGAGAAACTATTGATTCAATAGCTTTTTTATTTTTATTATCTGTATCTGATGTTACAAGTGTTGGAAGAGCCATATTATGTTCCTACTAACAATTCTAGTAAATCTTCATCATATACATCAGCTATAGGTTCTTCTTGACTAGAGGTATTTGAATTTCTATTCTTAACTGAATTATCAACATACATTGCATCTTCTGATTTTTCAAATGGTTCTAACATTTGGCTCATAGCAACATCAGATGAAATATTGTTAAGATTTGAACCTAATGATGGAGTGCCGCCTGCACCAGAAATATTTCCTAGACCAGTTAGAGATGATTCTTCACTTTCAGAAGGACTATCTAATGTTGTTGTTCCTCCTCCACTTGATGAACCACCACCACTAACTTTGATCATATTATTATCACCACCCATACTCATGTTAACATCACCATATGCACCATATGAATCACCAGATTTTAATCCTAGATAATTATTCATTACATTATCTGAAGTTACATCTGGTGATGGTTTAGAGCTTTCTGTTTTACTTAACTCTTTTCCTGATATTTGACTTGGAGTTCCAGAAACTAAATTAATACCACGAGCACCACTTTGACTACCTGAAACTACACTAGATGTTTCTTGTCCACTTTGTTCACCACCTGGTGTATATGATATTTCAGGTTTTAAATCTGGCATAGGTGTTTCAAATGCAGCTGTATCAACACCAAATATTTTACCAATACCTTTGAAGAAAGCTGTTAAACCGTCCCAAATTTTCTTAAACACTTGAAGAAAAGGGTCAAAGAAAGATTCTAGTTTATCAATGATTTCATCAACTGATGAGAATTTTCCAAATGTTAAAAAGTTTAACAAACCGTTAAAGGCTGCTAATAGCTTTTCTTGAAATGTTCCATTACTTTTATATTCTTCCCATGCTTGTTTTATTTGATTATATAATGTTTCAACAAATTCTTTTACTTTGAAACCTGTTGCAATAAGTTTATCAATACCTATTTTTATTTTTTCTTTTGCTATTTCAACAAGTTCAATAAACTTTTCTGATACTTTTTCAAAGATAAATTTGAGAAATGAACCAGTTTTAGCTCCAGCAACACCAAGAATAGTAAGAAGGCTTACAATGACAGCACTTATACTTTTTAATATACCACCACTTTTTTGTTCACCATCATCTGCAACTGGAGTAGGACCATAATCAGCTCTCGCATCTTCTAAAGATTGTTCTCTAGCATCTTCACGCATAAAGAATTCATCTGCTTTACCACCGAAGGTTGTAGTTTGACCGCCTTGTAGTTTTACAAGTTTAACAATGTTTTGACGAAGAACATTCATATCTCTTGCCATACCAGGCAAAGACATAGAGTTTTTTGCTATGATTGTTAATAACGCTGATGATTCCTTTACTTTTTCATCAGTTGGCGAT